TTGAATCCTGTGAAAACGTAGCTGCTGCAACATGCGTATCTACGCACTGATACACCTTGTAGCCGCTTGCCATGCTGTTGTCTTCAATGGCGAGGAAATCCACATAGCGAATGCCCAGCTTCTCGTCGTTTTCCTCGTTGTAGTACGTCTGATAGGGCGTGAACACTTCAAACAGCCTTTCGTGACAGCCGTTCAAGCCTTTTCTGTCCTCCTGCTTCGTCTGCCACTGCGTAGCGTAAACGCCTTCTTCAAGCTTGATTTTTGAAAGATAGACATTACCGCCCGTGTCGTAGTACTTGCGCCACAATACCTTTTCGTCTGCTGCAAAAATATGTGTGTTGTCGTATTTAGCTTTAGTTTTGAAAGTGTAAGTATGCAGCTTATACACCTCGTCCAAAGCCCAATCACGCTGACCGTCACCGTTGGGAGTATATGCCACGCCGTCAACAAAGCATTTTTCTGTCGTGTCGATGATTGACGGGTACAAATGCGTGCGGATAGTGCCACCACGCCCGTAGAACGAAAGCGTGTACCATGTGCTGTTTTTAAGCACGCCGCTCGTACTGCTTGAAAGTAATTGCTCCAGCGGGTCTATGAAATCACTGTTTGGCTGTGTGATAAGGTAGGCGTTGCAACCCTCGTAGTCGTTTTCAATGACCGTTCCTGTGTACTTAAGCCATTTTGAGTTTGCAAGCTTGAAATCTGTGCCACGCAGCAAGTTCTCACCGATAGCAGGAACGTCCTTTCCATATACGCACACAACACCGTTTGCGACGCTGGTACGGACACGTGCGTAATCTTCCAAGTCAGTCCATGATACAAGTGCCTGGCCGGGCTTCATGCCCTTTTGGCAGATGATAGCAAGCGCACGACGCTTCTGCACAGTACGAATGTCAACGCCCACGCCATACTCCACGGCAAGCCTTGCCCAAAGACGGTCATGTATATAGATTGCATCGTAGGACGTGATGATAGCAATGCGGTTTTCGTTTGCATGGGTCGTAAGCGCACTGATTAGCTGGTCAGTGTAATACGTCTTGCTTGGGTTCGTAGTGTTTGGCAACGTAGTGTTGTCCGGGTCATTGTACACATCATAATTTGCCTGATGATATACAGTGAGGTTTGCGTTCAATACCGTAAGTGTCAAGCCACGCGAGTAAGACAGCGAAATGCTTTGCCCGTCTATTTCAATACGAGGATAAACTTCGCTGTTGTAATGTGTGCCGCGTGCAATGATTTCGTGGAAATCAGCATCTTCACCCTGCGGGCCTGTGTCGCCGTCCTTGTATATTGCAATCTCCTTTTTGATAACGTAATCGTCGAAGATTGTGTTGCTAATGGCAGTGTCACGCGCATAGACTTCTATCGTATCGTCGTTGACATTGACATTGAAGCTGATGGGTGTACTTTGGCCTTGGTCGCCATAGCCATATACATAGCCACCTGCAACAGCAGTACGCCGCGTGCCGTCCTTTTGGCGCACGAAAATACGTGTGTAGGCTTGATATGGGCTGATAACATCACCCTCCTGCTTATAGAGGTTGATATAGCCCTGATACGTTGCCTGTGTAGCGTCCTTTGGAATAGTAACGCTTTCGGGGTTGGCTTCGATGAAATAGACGGGCGTAGTATTGCCGTCCTCTACGCAGTTAATGCGCTCCTTGTCGATTACTACACTGTTCTTTACGAGCAGAATAGTCGTGTACAGATACGTACCGCTGTCCGTTGCGTCACTTGTCGAAACAACGTTGCTGCTTGACGGGAAATCCTGCTGTGTTGTGCCGGCACCCTTCAAGTACTTTAACGTCAAGCCCTCGTTGTTTATCTTCGTGTACGTGTCAAGCAGCGTCGTTGTGCCACCTACGACTTTCTTCACGTTGACTTGCAGGGTCGTGTCGATAAACGCGCCCTTGCCGTCCTTGTGAATAACATCTATAAGCGGTTCAAGCGAGTAGATGACACCGCTCTCTCCTTGCAACGCCTTGTTTATCTTGTACACAGCTGTCAGCACAATGTTACTGTCTGTCTTGTGTGTGGCAGTAACGGTGATGGATGCGCTGTTGGCAGTAATGTTGCTTGGCGTGATAGTCTTGCCGTCCTGACTTGTCGTATAGCTGATGTTGTTAGCAGTTATAACAACGTTGAACATGCTCCAAGCGTCAGCACTGCCCTTGAAAAGCATAATGCGGGTGCTTTCATAGCTGCCAATGACATTGCCGCTCTCGTCACAGTTGATGAAGCTGTTCTCGTTGCTTAAGTCCAGCATGTAAGGAGATGTACCATCAACAGCATAGTGGTCCCAAACCTTGACAGTGCTAAAAGGTTGCCAAACACCGTTTACTTTCTTGCGCTGTGCGTAGAACTCGAATTTGTTGTTTATGCCCACGCCCGTAGGCTCGTCAGTCCATTGCTCAGTATGACCAACGTCAGTATATGGGCAGTAGTTGTCAACCTGCCTGTCTGCTGCAACGTCATAGATTGGGGGCTTGTGTGCTTCCACGCCGTCCCAATCCGCAACAACAAAGAAAATGTACTCAACGCCCTTTCCGTCTGCACCGTCAGCAATGACAGGCACGGTTTCCTTTTCGTCAGTCTCTACGCCATTGTCGTAAAGCGCAAACTCCACCTTTGACGTTGTGGCTGCAATGCTTGCGGATGCGCTGGCCTGCCAGCTCCCTGCCGTGCCGCCCGTAAAGATACGGTGCTTGATGGCAAGGTTTCTTGCAGACATTTGAGCTGCTGTAAGCGTGTACGTGCCGCCGTCCGTACTGCTGCATTGGATGGAGCAAGTGACAGTATTAACGTCAACGACCTGCGAGCCGTTGGAATAGCTTCTTACAACCTCGCTGACACTCGTTTTAAGCTCGTACACGTTCAAGTCCTTTGACGTAGTAACTGACAGCGTAGCGGAACGTGTGTAGGGCGTTCCAGCGCGTGACGCAGTACCCGAAGCAACAAATGACAGCTCACGCGGAACTTCGCCCGTGAGTGCAGTAACATTCAAAGCGCCCGTCGCATAGTTGGCTACAACGGTAACGCCCCATGTAGAGCCGCTGTAAGTATAGCTGTACTGGTTGCTTTGCCCTGTGACAGCAGCCTTTGTCATTGCGTTGCCGTTGACAGTAAGCGTGAGGTTGGTAAGCGGTAGAAGCTGCTCACTGCCAGCCCATATACGCAGTGCGCTTTGCACGGGCAAGCCAATCCACTGATTAAGAAGCGTACTCCAGCTTACGCTTGCGTGCTCATTGGAAAGGTCACACACTATCGGGTCTATGCCGTCCCCTACAATGTCAACACTTTCGATGTCGCGCAATATCCATTGTGAAGTGCCGTTCTTTGTGAACTTTTCTTCCAGCTTCACTTGTATGGAATCCACGCCGTCAACATCCATCATCGTCTTTGTGATGTCATTGCCATACGTGAAGTTGTGCCACGTAGTGCCACCGTCAGCGGAGTAGGTAAGTGCAAGCTTCGTAGTGTCAAAGTCGGCTACACGTAACAGACTGCGTGCAGTGTCGCGTGTTGTCTTGTAGATAGCGACTTCCACGGTTTCGGGGTTGAAGCTGTCCGTGTTCGGGTTGTAGCAGACAGAAGCGGGGTTCGTTATGATTTCGTACTTGTCCGTACCTACGTCCTTTTTGATTGACAGCAGCGCACTGTGTATCTGCGTAACGCCCTTTGACGTGTACTGACACCTTATAAGCACTGATGCGGACACAGCGGTAACGGCTGTAACCTTTATCTTACGTCCTCCGTCCGTGTCGTAGCCGTCGCCCGTGTTGTCATATTGTGCAGTACAGCCCGTGCAGACGAGCGCAAGCCAGCTGTTTTGCGTTTCAAGCGTAGTTTTTGGAACTTGCGTATCACCGTCCCACAAATACGCCTTTGTCGTGGGCAGCGTGAAGTCAAGCACCGTGCCGTCCTCCAAGCACAGCACATTGTCATTCTCATTGTCAATGGCAAGGTGTACGGCATTATCGCCGTCTATGCCGTCCAATATAATGTCAACACCTTCGCTGTCGAGCGTTTCAAGCACTGTTCCCTCGCTGTCAACAAGGTAGAGGAAAAACAGCACTTTTTTGTCCGTCGTTGTAATGGAAACGCCCGCTGTCGTGTAGTTCATTTCGGATGTTTCCGTACCGTTTTCCCTGATAATCTTGTATTTTAGCTTAAGATTGTGCGTAGTAAAGTCAGCGGGAGCTACGATATAGTGGTTATCGTCGCTGCTGTCACACGTTACCTGGCAATACAGCTTGTCAGTCTCAATGACACGCTGCTTTAGGTTGTTCCACGATATGCCGACGGTAGGCAGCGACGGCAAAAGCTGGTAAACGTTAGTGTCCGTTGACTTGTTAAGCGTGTGTACCTTTGTACGCTCGTAGCGGACACCTGCGTAAGAAGCGACGCACGTAACATCGAAGTTTGATACAAGCGGAGCGTCCGCTGGCAGTGCAGTGATGCGCACACGTGCCTGCTTGTAGGAATACTCATTTGCTTGCCCTGCGTTGACTACTACGGTTTCAATGGCCTTGTCTATCGTTGCGCCTACAGTGTTCGTAACGGAAATGTCATTGACGCTGGCAATATCCAAATACTCGTTGTTATGCCACATCTTCATGTGCATAACGATGGGCAGTCCAACGTACCTTTGCAGCTTCGTGTTCCAGCTGACAGCGGATGATTCATTGTCAATGTCAGCACTGACAAAAGGCTGTGCATCATGCTTGATGGTGACGGGGAACTTTTTTACAATGGTAGTCTTGCCCTCGCAGTCAATGGTAAGGTTGACATAGCAGTTATCCATGCTACGCATTGCGTCGTAGTCAAAGTTGACATCATCACCGCTGCCGGCCACTCCGTCCTTGCAGTTGGCAATGCCCGTAATGTACAGCGTTGAGTTGCGCAGCGAACACGTACAGCCTACGGCTTCCGCATAAATCTTATACGTGCCGTCCCCAGCTGCATTGTTGCCCTCTGCCCACAGCAGCAGCTCCGAGTTCTTGCGTACCTGAATAGCGGAATGTATGCGGTAGTCGTATTTGTTGTTATTGTTGTCTATCTTATACAAGCCGCCTATGACGTTCCCCGTATCGTCAACAGTGATAACGTCCACGTAGTCGGAAAAGTCGATGTTGTACTGCGAAACGTCCTCTATAACGTCCGCAATCTGCTCCAAATGCCCCGACATGTAGATGTTATTCAAGTAGGCTGAATAACCCGACATGTCGAGGTTATAAACAGACAAGTTGGAGAGGTCGCCAAATTGCGCACCTATATTCTGTACTGAATATTCCCAAGTATTTACATTGTGCAGGTATCTTTCGTATGTAAGTGTCGAGTAACGGCTTGACTGACGTTCCGGGTCAGTGAAGTTGCCGTATGACACAAAGTGCATCATTGCGCACGGGTGCAAAGCCCTGTTCCAGTGCGCATCATTGCGCAAGCGGTACTTGAAGCGGGAGTTTTTGCCCGATTCCAATATGCGCGTGACAGTGAAATAGACGGTAAAGAAGCCCGAAAAGCGGAAGTTACCCTTGCTGTCGTCGAAATCGTCCGCGTCATTGTTTGCAAGTGTCATTCCGTCGTGGAAAATACCCATGCAAATATCGTCAACGGCAATCTTTCCTATCTCGCCTTCTTCCAAATGCAGCTCAATAGTACCCGTGTCGGACGGTGTGCCGTCCAAGTTAAGGTCGGGGTCAGCAGTAAGAATAATGCCGCCGCCCGGCGCACGCCACCTGTTGCCCACCTGTATGCTGATACGGTTGTAACGCAGTTCGGGAACTTGCAGCCACTCCCACAGCGTGAGGGAACGCAGCTCACCGCGCCCGTCACCGTCAATGACACCGCCAAAGCCCGTTATGCCACCTGCGTAGTTTGCGCCGAACTGCACGCCGCCCACGTGCTTTGTGCGCTGCCTAAAGTCAATCCTTCCCTGTGCCACATCGTCAACGTCCTTGCGCAAGAACTGTGCAAGGGAACGCTTTGCTGAAAACACGTTGTACTCGCTGGCAGGTGTAGTGTCAGAAGTCTTTATGATATACACGCCCGTACCTGCTTCGTACAAATGTACGTCGCTTCGGTAGTTGAGCGCGTCAATCTTTCCCTCCAAGTCGTTAAGGCGTGAGTACTTGCTGTTTTCGCCGACGATGTACTGTGCTTCGTCGTACTTGAAATCAAGCTTGTACTGATAGCCGATAATGCGCGAGTTCCTGCTGCCGCCCTTGAAGAAGTTGTCGTTAATGAGCGTGACGCGCTGGCCGACATCAAAGCTCTTTGCGAGCGAGCTGTCAAGTTGACCCAGCGGGGAAAGCCCAAACATATAGTCGGACATCATCGTACAGGTGTACGTCGAATCGTCAATCTGAAGCTTTTCAACGTACCTTTGCGCTTCTTCCGCAAGTTCCTCTTCCGCTGCATCCAGCAAGCCGAGTTCCTGCATGTATTCAGTGTCCCAGCCGATAAGCCTGTACTTTACGTCTTCGTCTATCGTCGGGTTAATGTCGTCGTTGGGCAGCATTGGGCCGTAATTGTCGTTACGCACGATTTCAAATACCTGCGCTTCGTCGTTTATCTGCCCGTTTATTTCCTCCGCTTTGTTGTCGGGGTTAAACTTGACATCAAACGTCATTCCGCGCATGATACCTGACTGAATGACTATCTGCAAGTCAGTCTTTGGCAGGATATAGCGGCTTCTGAACGTAAACCCGCTGTCCTTGAAACGGTAAATCTTCACTGTTTCCTTGCCGCCCTCGCCATCGTCAACCTGCCTGTTGTCAAAGGTTACGGTGGTCATAGTGCCGTCGGTATGCGGGTACACTTCATCAAATATTGCTACTGCTTCAATAGCTTCTTCTTCCGCGTCAATGTCGCCAATCTGAATGTACGGGTGAGCATACGACGAGGGCAGCATGACACGCTTTTGCACCACGCCGTTAAGCACTACGTTCTCGTCATTGGAACGGTAGTTTTTGGGTACGTTGCGCGTAGAGCCAAACGGATAGATGCGTGTCGCGTGCGTACCCTCGCTGCTTGCGCCCGTCATTTGCTTTACTTCACGCTCCAGCTGAAACTCAACTGCCGTTCCATGCTCACAGCGGCCAACGTGAACAACGGAGCCGTCCACCCACCACTCACATTCAAATTCCTCGCATATTTGGTTGAGCGCGTCGATTATGCGCGTGCTTTCGTACACGACAAGCTTTGCAGTGCCAAGCAAGCTGTTGTCAATGGCAAACGTGAAGAAAGCGTTGTCAGTGTGCCTAAAGTTGTGGTACTGCAAGTTGTTTTGCAGGATGGCAAGGTGCTTGTCTATCGTGTCCGTAAGCGACCATGACGTTTCAAAACGCTTTGTAAGCGGCTGGAAAAACAGCAGCTTATTGTTCCACTTCCAATATTGCGCATCCATGCGAAGCTGATAGTCATACCCAGCCGTCGCACGGTTGTACGTAGGCACGTAGTTCTTTGTAATCTCAAACACGCCATACTCCGTAACGCAGTAGTCGCCGACGGAAAAGTAAATCTTTTCCTTTGTGGAGAAATTGAGCTGGATATAATGCTCCTTCATCAACTCAAAACGCACGTAGGAATTGATGTTGACGTAGGTTCTAAACTGTATGTCGCCCGCAGCACGGCGTATGATTGTGTACTGCTTTATGTTTGCTGATGGTGTAGGCATAGCTATCTGTCATTAGGGTTTGGTTCGAGGAATCGGAACGTGTAAG